GAAGCTGGTGCTGCGGCTGCGGACCAAGGAAAAGTGGGGGCAGTTCGGCGATCTGGCGAAGGTGTTCGAGGTCGGCATTCAGAAAATCGACAGGCTGGCGGAAACGGCGCGCGGCATCACCTCGATGTCGAGTTCGCCGCTGGTGATCCTGCCGAAATTTCTGCGCGGCCAGGGCGTCCCGATTTCGCCCTCTGGCCTGATTTTGCCCCACTGATGAGCGGCGTCGACGCGGGCCGGATCGCGCTGGCCGAAGCCTCGATCGAAGCCGCGCTGGACCCGCTTGCCGCGCAGCGTGCGTCCGATGACGAGCGTGATCGCAAGCGGGCGGATGGCGAACGCAAAGCGTTCCTGGTCGGGCTGATGCAAAATCCGATCGGGCGGCGCTGGTTGAAAGAGATGCTGGACGAGTTCCACGCCTTCGAGACCCGTTTCGCTTCGGTCAACGGCTACGCTCGCGACGAAATGGGAACCTGGGTGCTGGCCGGCGAGCAGCGGTGCGGCTGGAAATTGTGGACGATGCTGGACGAGGCCGATCCGGTGTCGGCATCCCGGTTGCGGCGCGGCTTGTGAGCGCCGTTGTCAGCCGTTGCGATCCGCCGCTTCCAGTAATCTGCCCGCGCGGTGCCGGGCTGGCGCATTGGCGGATTGAACGCGGCATTGAGTGCGAAACGACATACGAAGTGTGGATCACGGCGGGGCCGCACGCCGGAGAAATTTGGGAGTTTGGTCAGGCGCAACTGCGCGCGCAAACCAACGTCACGGCCGGGCGCGATGCTGCCAGCTTGCCTCGTTGTTAAAATTCCCAATGCGGTCGTTCGAAGCCACGTTTAACCCCGATAGGTTCCATGTCCGAAAGCAGTAACGCAGCTTCGGCTGCCGCGCCAATTGAATCCGCGCCCGCCGCGCCCGCCGCGCCAGCAGCGGCGCCGGCCGCCGCCATCGTTCCGGCCGCGCCGTCCACGTTCCTCACGGACGCGCCAGCGCCGGCTGCCGCTGATCCGGTGGCGCCGCCGGCCGTCGAGCCGCCCGCTGCCAACCCCGCCGCGCCGCCGGTCGAACCTGTTGCGCCGGCCGCGCCCGAGCCGATCGCCTACACCGAGTTCACCTTGCCCGAAGGCATTGCGCCGGCCGCCGAGCCGCTGGCCGAGGCCACCAGGCTGTTCGGCGAGTTTCGGCTGCCGCAGGAGCAGGCGCAGAAGCTGATCGACCTGCACGCGGCGCAGTTGCAGCAATTCGTTGCCGCGCAGCAGGAGCAGTCCAGCGCTTACTGGAATCGCACCAACGCGGAATGGCGGCAGGCGTTCGAGGCGGACCCGCAGATTGGCGGAAACCGCAAGGACACCGCGCTCAACATCGCACGCGGCGCGCTCACGGACCTGACGCCGGACCCAGGGCAGCGCGCCAAGCTGTTCGAAGGGCTGACCCTGACCGGCATGGGCAACCACCCCGAACTGATCCGCGTAATGAACGAGGCGGGGCGGCGAATGCAGGAAGTCTATCGGGCAACCGGGACGACGAACTGGACCGACGCGATGAAGAAACTGGCCGAGCCGCGGGCGGCACCCCCCGGCAACGTTCCCCGCGCTCCCGGCGCTGGGGGTTCTCCCGCGCAACGCCGCTACGCCCGCGGCAAGTAGAAGGAAATAGGCTGTGGCAACCGGACAATATCTTTCCCTAGCAGATTTGGCGCGCCGCACCGACCCGGATGGCGAAGCCGCCGACATCGCCGAGATACTTTCTCAGGCAAATGAAATCTATGACGACATGGTGTGGAAGGAAGGCAACACGAACACCGGCCACGTCTACACGATGCGCACCAGCATCCCGAAGGGGTTCTGGCGTTTCATCGGCCAAGGCGTGCCGGGCGTGAAGTCGACCACGGCCCAAGGTCGCATCAACTGCGGCGATCTGGAAATGCAGTCCACGATCGACTTGAAACTGCTGGAAATGTCGGGCGATCCCGACCAAACCAGATACGAAGAAGACAACGCCATCTTGGAAGGCGCCAGCCAGACGCTGGCGTATCAGTATTTCTACGGCAACGCGCTGACCAACCCGGCGGCGTTCACCGGCCTGTCGAATTACTACAATACCGGCTTGGTCGCGAACTCGGCAAACGCTTCCAACGTGTTTTATGGCGGCGGCGCCGGCACGAACAATGCTTCGATCTGGGTGATCGGGCATTCGCCGCGGTCGATCTACTCGGTGTTTCCGAAGGGCCAGAAAGCCGGCATAGAATTGACGCCGATGGATTACGTGATGACCGTGCTGGACTCGGCCGGCAACCCGTATCGCGCCAAGCAGACGTGGTTTCGTCAGATGGCCGGGCTCTGCGTGGAAGATTGGCGCTGGGGCGTTCGCATCTGCAACCTCGACGTGACATCGGCGACTGCCGGCGGTCTGGCCGGGCCAAACGCTGCGGACATCTTCGCGTTGCTGTCCAAGGCGGTCCTGCGTATGCCCAAGATGGCCCTCAAGAACTCGGGTGTGACCGAAACCGACGCGCGGAACGAAAAAGGCATGACCGTGCGCCCGGCGATCTACGCGAATCGGTTGGTGCGGGGGTTCATGGACATCCAGGCCATTCGCGACAAGAACGTGCTGCTGGGCCCGAAAGATTACGCCGGCGAACCAGTCACGTCGTTTCGCGAAATTCCGATCCGCGTGGTCGACCAACTGCTTTCGACCGAAGCGACCGTGGTCTGAGGCGCCCTCACTCATAGCCCGGAAGGGGTAAGACAATGCTTCTCGACGCTCAATTGACGCTGGACAACGGTTCCAGCCTCGTCGTGGCCGCGCCCGGTCAACCATCGGCTGGCGTGATCGATTTGCTGGGGGTCGGCGTGGGCGTGGCGCCCACCTCGTTTTTCGGCGTCCAGAATGCCGTGTTCGGCGAGGACATCGGCATTGGCGACGGGGTCAGCCCGCCCAACATCCTGTGCGTGGTGGGCACCGCGTTCGCGACGGCCTCCGGCGCCACGCTGCGCGTGCAGTTGCAGGAGTCGGTGGATAGCGGGGCGGCGGGCGTGCCGCCCTATTCGCCGAATGCGTGGCAAACGATCATGCAGTCGCCGGATTACACCGCCGCGCAGCTCACCCCCGGAACCAAGATCGCGGAATTCACCATTCCGCCGCGCAATCCCGGGCAGGCATTCCCGCGATTCTTCCGGCTGTTCTATTATCTGGCGGTGGCAGGTTCGTCGTTCACGGCCGGCACGATCGCTTTTGCCGGAGTCATCACCGGGCGCGACGACGCTCCGCTTTACCCGGCTGCGTTTTGAAGGGGATAGAACATGCTTGGATCAAGTCCGACACCTCGCATCAAATCCCGCGCGCCAGCTAGCCGCGGGGCCGGGGGAGAGCAGGATGACGACAACTGGCGTCCGTCCGATGACGAATTGGGCATTGGAGCGGCCGATGCCGACGCGGATTCGGCGGCGCGCATCATGCAGGTGACTTCCGATCCGGTGATTGCTCAGGCGATCGAGCAGTTGGTGGCGCAGCGGGTGAAAGAAGCGCTGGGCGGCGGTGCGACCGCAGCGCCGGTGGGCGCCGTCGATCTCGTGGCGGCGATGAAGGTACTGGCGTCCGAACTTGCGGCATCGATCAACCGCAACGCCGCTGCCACGATCGAGCAGATGCCCGGGCACATCAAGGCTCTGCCGCCCGACGAACTGGACGCGCGGAAGGCGGCCTGGGCTAGCCTGCAAATGGAACTGCGCCAGACGGCGGCCGACTATCAAGCGGCGTATCAGCGCGGGGATGCGATTGAGGCCGAACGGTTGGCGCCGATCTACCTGCTGGAGCAGGACTTCTTCAACGGCGAAGACGTGATGGCGGAAGGCGATACGATCTGGTGGTTCGGCGTCCCCGGCACGTTCATGCGCCCACAAAATGACATCGCCACGCGGTTTTCCGAACTGGCGCTGCGCAACCAGGGCGGCCAGCCGCCGCCGTCGCTGGAAGACGTGGGCGTGTTGTATTCGCAGATCGGCAAGCCGCTGCCCGGCGGCATTTTCGAGCAGCCGCGCCCGGACGTGCCGGTGCTGGCTCGCCGCAATCCGGCGTTGCCGATGGCCGGGCGCGTCGACCTGCCCACGCAGAACGTACGACCGACGCGCATCAACGGCACCATGGTTCAGGAAGAACACATCCAGGTGCGTGCCGTGCGCGGCGGTCCTGACACGCATCCCGGCCGCGATGGCAGCACGCGGTTCGCGGGCGGCCTCAATTTTGCCGCGTAAGCGGCATTTCCAACCAAGGAGTTTCGCTCATGACGTATCAGCCGGGCGTGACCCAGATAACGGCGTTGACGGGCACGGAAACCGTGTTCGTCGACAACGGTGCGGCGCAAACCGTGGGCGCCTCGTCCAGCAAATTCTGGCAGCTTCCTGCCGGCGCTCTGTTCTATGAAAGCGCCATCAGCGGGCTGACCGCGCACGCCGGCGGCGGGCAGGCCAACGCGCTGCAACTCGTCAACGAACTGAATCGCGTGTCCACCGTTGCAACCTCCGGCGACAGCGTTGCCTTGCCCGTCAGCGCGCCGGGCCTGACGATCATCCTGGAAAACGCGGGCGCCAACCCCATGCAAGTCTATGGGCTGGGCACCGACACGATCAACAGCGTGGCGTCCGGCACCGGCGTTTCGCAGATGGCCGGCTCCGTGGTCATATACACCTGCTATGCCGCAGGTTCCTGGTTCGCCAACGGACTTGGCACGGGGTATTCCGGCTCACTGGAAACGTCGAGCACAGCCACTGGCATCGTGGCTTACGCGGCTGGCGGTCAGACAAATGCCGTCGTGCTGAATTCCATGATAAACAACGTGACGACGGTCGGCGCCGGGAATGCGTCGGTCAAAATGCCGGCGAATGCTGCTGGCATGACCATCACGGTGATCAACAACGGCGGCGGCAACAGCATGAACGTTTACCCGGACGTGGGAAGCACCATGAATGGCACGTTGAATGCCGCACAAGCAGTGACCAATGGGACGGCAACGATTTTCTATTGCGTCGCCGCGAATACCTGGGTTTCCAAGTAATTTCTGAACCTCACACCGGAGAACAATAATGAAGCGCATCGTTCTGGGCGCAGCGGTTGCGCTGAGCCTTTCCTCTGGCGCGTTCGCGCAGTCGACCGTGCTGACGCAGGTGCCGACGATCGGGCCCAACGATTTGTTCGTGGATGTGCCGAACGGCATCGCGACGCCGAGCGGCTATTTTGCGTCGTCCGCGCTGATCGGCAATTACGCGCAGGCGGTGCCGGGCGGCAACCCCGAGAACATCATTCCCGGCGGCGATGCCACCACGAATTTGTGGGCGCATGGCACGACCGGCTCCAGCGTGACCACAACCCTGACTTACGGCGGCCCGAACAGCTTCGCCTATTGGTCGGGCGCCAGCACTGCGATGACGATTTCTCAGGACAGCACGGCAAGCGATCTGCTGGCCGGCAACAAGTACGCGTTCAAGATGGCGCGCACGTCCGGCCAAACCGGCGTCGTGCCCATGTGCATGATCCATGAAGTGGAATCGGCCAACAGCTACCAGTTCGCCGGCCAGACGGTCGAGCTGGATGCCTATGCCTACGCGGGGACGACATTCAGCGGCACCGGCGTCACCGGCTATCTGATCTATGGCACAGGCGCGGATCAGGGCACGGCAAGCGCGGCGTACGGCCTGAACGCCGGCGGCGGAGGTGGGTCCGGGTGGACCGGGCAGACGAACCTGGTCGGGCAGACGATCGCGCTGGCGCCGGGCAACGGCGGTCGCATGACGTGGGCGGCTGCCATTCCGGCGACGGCGACGGAAGTGGCGGCGGCCATCTGCTACACGCCGAGCGGAACCGCGGGGACCTCGGATTACATTGCCCTGTCTGACATTCAGCTTGCCCGCAACAGCGCGCTGACGCCAACCGTTGGCGTTACGGGCGTGGCGCTGGCGCTGAACGACAGCCGCGCCAAGAATTTTGCCCGCCGAGCCATTCAGCAGGAAGTTGCGTTGCAGCAACGCTATGCCGTGACGTATCCAGAAGCGGCATCCGGCGTGGCGCAGATCATCGGACAGACGCTTTCGACCACGTCCTGCCAGTTGGTCTGGCCGTTCCCCGTGCCGATGCGGGCGGCTCCGACGCTGTCGCAGGCCGGCACTGCGATCACGTCCGGCACCACGTTCAAGGTGAACCAGGCCGGCACCCTCTACAACGTGTCGGCGATGGCGACGCAGACGGCCAATTCGACCCAGGCGGCCGGTTTCACCGTCACTGCGGCGACGATGTCCAACGCCTCGGGCGGCTGCACGTTGCAGGGCCTGGGCGGGGGCGCCATCCCGCTGTGGTCGGCCGAGCTGTAATTCATGCCGCCGGTTTCGGAGGCGCAGCGTCGGTGGGCGTTTGCCAACAAGGGCAAAGGCGGCAAGGAAGGTGTGGCGGCCAAGGAATTTGCCGCCGCCGATCCCGGGGGTAAGCTGCCGCCCAAGGTCGAGGACGGCAAGCCGATGACCAAGGCGCGAAAACGCTACGGCAGGGGCCCTAAATGACGGGTTTGAATTCGATCGACGCTGCGCGGAGGCCGAGCATGGCAAAGCACAAATGGGTCAAGGCCGCAGATTTTCACCCAGGCGGCAGCAAGGGCAAGCTGCATCGTGAATTGGGCATCCCGGAAGGCCAGAAGATACCGGCCTCCCGCCTTGCTGCCGCCGTGCGTTCCGACGATCCCGAGATACGCGCCGACGCCGTTCGGGCGCGTACGATGAAATCATGGCACCACGGCGGCAAATCCGCAGCCGCGCGCCGCTATTCGAAAGGATGACCGATGGCCGAGCAATCCGCAGCCGCGCGCCGCTACGCCAAGAATGGCGGCGAAAAGGACGATTCGAGCAGAGAAACGGTCAGGATGTCGCCGCGCGACGGCAACAAGGACGACAACAGGCCGTCCAAGACCGAGGAAAAGCCGGGCCAGAACGAAAACAGGGAGCGCAGCGGCGGCGCCGAGACGGTGCATGAACGGCATCACGCCGAGCGCGAAACACTGGCGCGTACGCACGAGAGGGAGCGGCGCGAAGAACATGGCCACCACAAGGATCGCATGGCGGCGATGATGGGCCGGCACGAAGCGGCGTGGAAAGACCTGCACATGCGGCACGAGAAAGAGGCGATGGCCTCTGAACAACCGAAAGCGATGGAATAGGCGATGGACATGCGCCGTCATGCTTCAATGCGGCTGTCCGACGACGAGCAATATGACTGGCTCAAGAATCGGTTGCAGGTTGGCGCCGGCGATGTTGAGCCGCCGGAATATCCGCCGGGCATGTGTTTCATGGTTTCCGAGGCCAACTTCGAAGGGCTTGGCATGGAAGGCGCCGCGCCGGATGCGACCGTTCGGTTTGCGGCGATCGCGCGTGCCACCAGCGTCAATCGCTCACGCATTGGGTGCCGCATCGAATGCGAAATCGACCTGCTTTCGCTTGACGGCGGAAAGATGGTCGAAATGAGCGAAGCCGCGCGGCCGGCGATCAGTCTGGACGAAAACGACCATGAACGGTTGGACCTTGATTCGGAAGGGTGCGAGCGCGGCGACATGCTGCACCTGATCGGCATGGTTCGGGTGGAGCGCACCAGTGATAGCGAATACGGCGGCAAATACGTGTGTTTCCAGATCATAGAAGCCAGCGTGGAAGACGAGGACGCGGAGGCCGACAGCCCGGCGCAGCGGCGTTACGGAACGGATGAATGAGCGGCACGACGGCCACGCCGACAACGATCGTCAATCAGGCGCTCAAAATTTTCGGCAATGACGGGCCTGTGGTCACCGGGAACTATCCCAATTTCGACAGTTCGCCGGCTGGGCAAGCAGCCGCACAACTGTACGCGCCGGCGGTGGCAACGATCGGTCGCCAGTTCGGCTGGGATTTTTCCCGGCAAAATGTCGCGTTAAGCACCACGGGCAATACGCCGCCGGTCGGGTGGGGGTACGAGTACGTCTATCCGACCTCGGCGCTGGAATTGCGGCAGGTGCAGCCTTCGAGCGTGGTCGATGCAAACAACCCGCTGCCGCAGAATTGGTCGGTTGGCAACGTGACGGTCAGCGGCACTCCTGCCAAGGTGATCTGGTCGAACCTCGTAAGCGCCAGCGCGGTTGTGACCAACAATCCGCTGCCGACGACGTGGGACCCGCTGTTCCAGGAAGCCGTGGTGCGCCTGCTGGCCTCGCAGTTTGCGCAGGCGTTGGCGGGCAAGCTGGAAAGCAGCAATTCGCTTCTGGAGCAGTCGGGCGGGTTTACGCAAGTCGGCATGACGCGGCCGGACTAGGGGGTTGAATGACCGCTTCATTGCAATCTCCTGCGGATATCGTCAACGCGGCGCTGCGCCACGCCGGAACGAAATACCGCGTGGGCAACCTGCTGGATGGGTCCGAGGCTGCAAAGATGGCGTTGGACATCTACGCCCAAAGCCGCGACGCGCTGCTGAAATCGCAATCCTGGCAATTCGCGCAGAAGATCAACGCAAGCCTGTCCGGCATCACTCCGGCGATTTTTCCGTGGGCGTACACTTACGCGCTGCCGACAGATTTTCTGGTGGTGCGATCGTTGATGCCGTCGACTGCGGCAATTCCAGAACTCAATCCGCAGGATATTTTGTTTTCCATTTTCAACGATGCTTCGGCCAGTCCAACGCGGGTGTTGGTCACGAATCAGGCGTCCCCGACGCTGCTTTATACCGCGCAGATCACCGACATGACGCAGTGGGATGTGTCATTCGTGGAGGCATTGATCGACGAACTGGCTTCCATTCTGCTGCCGGTGCTGGGTGATGCGAGGCTGGCGCAATTGACGGAGGCGCGCGCGGCCGGCGGAAAGGCGGCGGCCCTTGAATCGACAGGCGCGCAGGCTCCCAATGAGGTGCCCGCAATGGCGCGCGAGAACCCGCAATGACCGTTTCCATTCTGACCGTGGAGGGCCTGTGCAACGCAGCGTTGGCGCGGATCGGCTATCCCGAGAACATTGCGCAGATTCGTGAGGGAACGCGCCATGCCCGGGTGGCGATCCGCCTGTATGGGCAGACGCGCGATGCGTTGCTGCAATCCAAATCGTGGCAGTTTGCGCAGCGCAGTGCGGCGTTGACGTTGACCGCGTTTCAAATTGCGCCGTGGCCGTACGAATATGCGTGGCCGGCGGACTGCCTGATGCCGCGCATGGTGGTGCCGACGCCGATTCCGTATCCGAACCTGTCGCCGCAGGATGTGCTGTGGACGGTTGGCAACGATGTGCGGGTTACGCCGAGCAACGTCATTCTGACCGGGCAAGCCAGCGCGTCGCTGATATACACCGCGCAAGTGGTCGACCCCAGCCAATGGGAGGCAGGTTTTGCCGAGGCGCTGATAGACGAACTGGCTGCGGCTTTCGTGCCGGCGCTGGGTGACATGAGGACGCTTCCCGCAGCCGTTGAACGTGCCGGCGATGCTTTGAACGAGGGCGCTGCGTCAACCACGCTGCAACCTCCTGACGATGCGGCGGCAGCACGCGCAGAGGCGCGGCAATGACCGCGGCCATGACCTCGGTCGAAGCGCTGTGCAATGCCGCGCTTGACCGCATTGGCTTCCCTGAGAGCATTGGGCAGATGCTGGAAGGCACGCGACAGGCGCGCATCGCACTGCGGCTGTACAATCAGACCCGTGACGACATGCTGCGCAAGGAGGATTGGGGGTTTCCTCGCGGCGACGCGACGCTGACGCTGCTGAAATCAGCGCCCGCCGGCGGGTATGTTCCCGGCATTACGACTTGGTCCGCCGCAAGCAATCCGCCCATGCCTTACCTTTACGAATACGCATATCCCGCCGATTGCTTGATGTTGCGCGCCATCCGGCCGGCGCAGATTTTTCAGCCGGTGTTCGTGGCATATCCGAACGTGTTCGATGTGGCCAATGATAGCGTGCCGGTCGTGGGACAGGCGGTGGCGCCGGGCCGCGTGATCCTTTGCTATCTCGACAACGCCATGGCGACATATTGCCGGCAGGTGGTCGACATGAGTCAGTGGGATGTAGGCTTCGTCGAAGCGCTGATAGATCGGTTGGCGACTGCGCTTGCGCCGGCCCTGGCGCGATCGTCGCCGGGTGCGGACGAAGTCAAGAAGATCGAAGCCGGAATGTCTGAAATGCGCGGTGTGTCGGCGGTCGGGAGACAGGGCTGATGATGGCCGAGGACATCGTCAACCGCGCGCTTGATGCGGTCGGTTGTTCGGAACAGTCGATCTCTGACATGCAATCCGGCACCGGCGCGGCGCGTGTGGCGTTGCGGCACTACATTCCATGCCTGGAGTCTTTGCTGCGTGGAGCGCATTGGGGGTTCGCCCGCAAGACAGCGCCGCTGGAGCTGCTTGGGGCAGTTCCGGGTTACGGGCCCAGCGTGCCGTCTGGTGAGACCGCGCCGTATGGCACCTACGTGATTCCGCCGTGGACGTTCGAATATGGCTGGCCGATCGACGCTGTGGCCGTTCGGTTCGTGCCCTGGAACAACGATCAATCGCAGTGGGGGGCGCCGAGCGGCAACATATCCTTGCCGCCTGGGCCGCAGACCACGTTCTCGTTGCCGTTCGCGCCGGTGTCGGGGTGCATTCTGCCGGCGCCCATGTTGGTGGCGACCGACACCAACTATCCTCTGCCGGCCTCGCCGACCGATCCCGCAAGCAACTGGTGGAACATGCGCGGGCAAGCGCTGGACATGCGGACGGTCATCTTGACGAACGTGCCTTGCGCGGAACTGGTCTACACCGCATTCATCCCGTATCCGAACCTCTGGGATTCGTTGTTCCAGGAAGCGATGTGCGCGCTTCTGGCGAGCTATCTGGCGCTTCCTCTGAACCGGGACAAAAAGGAAGGCCGGGCGCTTCGCGGCGAACAGGTGGCGCTGGCAAAGGCCGCGATCGGGCAGGCGCGCATTCGCGACGGATCGGAGGGGTGGCCATCGGTTGAACGGACGGCGGAGTGGATCAGGGGGCGCAACAGCGGCGCCAGCTTCGGGTGGGGCTGGGGCGGCGTAAGTGACTACGGCGTCATGGGGTATGGCTGGTATGGCGTCGGCATGGGCGATGGCAGCGTGTACTGATGGCCATTCCGTTCGGCACCCTGTCGTTCTCGTCGGGAGAAATTTCGCCCGCACTGTTTGGTCACGCTGATCTTGCCCGGTTTCGGGTGGCGGCGTCGACAATGCGCAATTTCTTCGTGGGGTTTCAAGGGGGCGCGTTGAGCCGTGCCGGCACTGCGCTGGTGGGGTTCTCGAAGCAGACCGGGCGTTCCTATCCGCCGCGGCTGCTGCCGTTTCAGTTCAGCAATACGCAAGGGCTGGTGCTGGAATTTGGCAATTCCTACATGCGGGTGATCTATCAAGGTGCTTTTGTTCTGGAAAGTCCAGTCAACATCACCGGGGCATCGCAGGCCAATCCGTGCGTGTTGTCGCTTGCTTCTTTCAGTTATTCTGCGGGCGACTGGCTGTATGTGTCCGGCGTTGGCGGCATGACGCAGTTAAACGGAAATTACTACGTCATAGGCAGTACCGGCGTTGGGTTTACACCGTGGCGTCTCCGTTCGCAGAGGCCGATCTGGCTTACTTGAAATGGACGCAATCGGCCGATGTCATGTCGATTTGCTGCCGCAATCAGGTGTCGGGCGCGGAATACGCGCCGCAGGAACTGGCGCGCAACGGGTCGGACACGAATTTTAGTTTCACGGCCCTGTCGATTGGTCAGTCGGCTGCGGCTCCGAGTGGCACGCCGACAGTGGTTTCGTCGTCGGGAAGCAGCGGCACGGCGCATTATCAGTATCAGATCACGTCGATTGGCAGCGATGGCAGCGAGAGCATTGCATCCGCGATCGGCAGCTTGTCGAACGCGCTGGACATTGCGGCGACGGCCGGATCGAACACGGTGACGTGGAATCCGGTGGCGGGAATCAACAACTACAACATCTACAAGGCAGCCGAAGCGCAGGTGGCGATCCCGGTTGGCGCACCGTTCGGTTATGCGGGCACTGCGGCGGGCAATTCGTGGATCGACACCAACATCTTGCCCGACTTTCAGCAGGTGCCGCCGATCAACTACAATCCGTTTGCCAGCAATGCGATCACGGGGGCCGTGGTGACGGCCGGAGGGTCCGGCTACGGCGGGTCGATCACGTTGACCATTAATACCAGCACGGGTGCGAACGCCGTGCTGAC